GGCTTAGTATAGGTGTCCCAGACGACGAAAGCGCAATGGCGCGAGGAGTCAGAATGGAGCCAGAAGCTAGAGCAGAGTACGAAAAGAGAACAAAGAAGAAAGTCGAGGAGGTGGGCTTCATAGAGAGCGACGATAACAAGGACCTCGGAGCCAGCCCAGACGGATACATAAAGAAAAAGGTGCTAGATCACGCAATAGAAATCAAATGTCTAAGCGGAGCAAACCACCTGAGAGCCTACATGGAGAAAGTGATCCCAAGAAATTATTATCCACAAGGCATCCAGCAATTCATTGTAAACGAGAAGCTGAAGACACTAGACTTCGTATTCTACGATCCTAGAATCCCAGCACTCCCCTACCATGTAATCACAATGAAGCGAAAGGATGTGGCACACGATATAGAACATTATAAAAAAGAAGCTGAGGTATTCCTCAAAGAGGTATCCGAAGCACTAGAGACGCTAACCAAAATCTAATATGGAAACAAACAAAGACTTAGCCCCAATCAAGGTCCGAGTTACAAAAATGACATCAGTTGTGTCAGACCTTGTAATAGAGGACCAGGAGGGACTGAAAAATGCAATCAACATACTCTCTGCAATCAAGGGAGTACAGAAAGCACTCAAAGACTGGAAAGACGAAAGGATCAAGCCAATTAAGATCTCAATAAAGAAGCTAGAGGGAGATATGAAGCCCTATGAGACGAGCTGTAAGGATGCAGAGGATGATGTAAAGGGAAAGATGATCACATACCACAAGCAAGTCGCCGAAGCAGAGGCTAAGGCCAGAGCTAAAATCGCAGAAAAAGTGGAGTCAGGTAGAATTAAAGAAGAAACAGGAGTGAAGCAACTGGAAAAAGTTCAGACAGCAGACACTTTTGTGAAGAAAGACAAAGGGTCAATATCGTTCAAGAAAGTGAAGAAGTTCGATATAGAAGACCTGTCAAAACTTCCAATCGCATATCACCTGGCGGACATGGTGGCCATTAGAAAACAAATGAACGCAGGGATTGAATTGCCCGGTGTTCGATATTACGAAGAGGATTCAGTAACAGCAAGATAATAAATAAAAATATGTACCTAAATAAATGCATGGTCTACGGAAACTTGACTCGGGACCCGGAGCTTAAATCACTCCCAAATGGAACCGCAGTAGCCAACTTCTCCGTAGCCACAAATAGAAAGTGGAAAGACAAAGACGGACAAATGCAAGAGGATGTGGAATTCCACAACATAGTAGTATTCGGCCGACAGGCTGAAACAGTAAGTCAATACATGAAGAAAGGTAGCGCAATCTTCATAGAGGGAAGAATACAGACACGATCATGGGAAAGTGATGACGGATCCAAGAAGTACAAGACAGAAATCATAGCCGAAAGAACACAATTCGGTCCAAAAGCAGGAGGTAGTCAGGTCGAAAACAATGAGGATTCAACACCAGAACCAGCCACATCAGGCGATCAGGACGACGAAATCCCATTCTAACCCACTGGTTGTCCACTGGTAGTCACTCGACACCATAGCGACCGCACGCTATAATAAACACATCATGGCAATACGAAGAATGATATCAAAAACAATAAGCATCTCCAAAAAGGTAAATAAATTGGATGATACTGCAGCTCTAATATACACCTGGATTCAACCCCATACGGATGACTATGGGTGTATGGACGGAGATGCGGACTCAATCAAAGCAATAGTGGTGCCTCGTCGAGACTACACGGAAGCGCAAGTAAATAAAGCCCTAGAGGACATGGTGTCACTGGGGCTTATTGTGCGCTACGAAGTAGACGGAGATAAGTACATACAGATAGATAAATTCGACGAACATCAAACATTCAGGAGCGATAGACCACGAAGATCCGAGTATCCTACGCCTAATTCAGCTAATGGGAAACCACAGACACCCAAAGGTATACCAAAGGGTGAAAGTCGTCAGCGTAAGTTAAGTGAAGTTAAGTTAAGTGAAGTTAAGTTAAGTGAAGTTAAGTTAAGTGAAGTGAAAGCGGACGGAAAAATTAAATACGGAGAATTAGAGAATGTTAAACTAAAACCAGAAGAACATCAGAAACTCATAAACCTTATGGGAGAAAAGAACACAAACATCCTAATCTTCGAACTGGACACATACATAGGATCCAAAGGAAAACGCTATAGTAGCCACTACGCCACAATCCTAAACTGGGCGCGCCGAAAGTCAGTCGAAATGAAAGTCGGAGGTAAAGGTAAAAACATAATAGAATCATCATGAGCATAAAAATCAAAGAAACAGTGACATACGGCCTTAAGGTAATACTCTCAACTAAACATGAGATTCAAATAGACCCGGAAGAGGTGGCTGCAGTAATGGAAGCAATATCGACAGGAAGTATCGCAAAAGTGAGACAAGGCATCATAAACCCATCCTATGTGGTGGCAGTGGTCGAAGATGTGAAAAGAAAACAGGACTTTATAGAGAACACCAGGTATGACAAAGAAAAGAGAGGTCTTGGAATGAAGAGGCTTGGGAATGTATTCTCAGACCAAAAATTATTAAGTAATCAAAAGTAAAATGACAAAACTATATAAAATATCAGCACCACTAGGAAGTAATATCGTACCAAAGGAAAAAATGACGGAAGCAGAGCTAAGAGACTTCTTCCCCCAGATCGTACAGGAACCATCAGACGCAGAGATATGGATAGAAAAGGCAGAGAAAGACGAAGTGGAAGAGCTAGTCGAGCTACTTCAAAGGGCTGACTACTCAGTAGAAGTAATCGAAGAATAAACATGCCAGCAATAAACAAAGAAATCTGCACTTGCCATTGTGGCCACCAGCACAACATCGCCGAGAGAGAAATAACGATGTACAAAGGGCTAGTGACTGCACTATGGAAAGTATTCAAGCACTGTGAAGAGAAAGGCATCCACGAATTCAAGATAAAAGATGTGAGACATCTGTACGATCAAGTGAGTTATGCTAGATTTGGAGACTGGGAAAAGTTCGGTGGACTCGTCTATCAAGACAATCGAGGAGAGTACGGCCTGCACATGGAGAGATGTAGAGAGTTCTTCGCAGGGACCAGAAAGATACCAAAGGTCGTATACAAAAATCCGATCACGAAAGAAAACAGAACGGAAGCGGATGACTATGTGACAATCAAAGAACTTCCCCACCTGAAAGAATTCCTAGACGAAAACGACCAGTACATCGCAAGGTACAGAGGACCACAAACATTATTCTAATGAAAAGATCAGGATTCAAACAAAAAAGGACCAAGCCAATGAAACGGACTCCACTTAAGACGAAAAGTAGCCTTAATCGTGGCACAGGACAACTGAGACGAACGAAACTCCGAGTAGTGGGTCATTCCACCGCCTCAGAACTTAAACGCGACATACAGGCAATTCTACGCCAAATCGTAATTAAGAGAGACGGAGGATGCATACTTAGAAACTACCCAGAAAGCGGAGCCTGTGGAGGACACAGGAACGACGGAGAGCTGATCCTCCAGGCAGAACATCTACATACTCGAGCAAACAACGCTTCGTATGCAGATCACAGGCTAGTAGTCTGCCTCTGCCAGAGACACCACATCTACTGGAAACCACAATACTCAGATACATACTACGAAATAGTCCGAGAGCATATTGGCCCGGAAAGAACAAAATTATTAGACGCAGTTAAGAATGACCATCGTCCTCACAAAATGGACTGGAAACTCGAGAAGCTGGCCCTGGAGCAAGAACTAAAAGAGATATAGTTGTCCACTTGCTATATACCAACCGCTCGCTATAATATAGAAAGGTCGAATTACAAAGATAACAAATAAATAACATGTTTAAGAAAGAAAACGAAAACAAAGAAATAGAGATTAAAGGGATCCCAGAGATTCCAGAAGACTCAATAGAATCGTCTTTCAAACTAACAATTGAGAGAGTGACAAAAAGTAAAACAGTTTCTACTAGTAGCTTCTTTATAGACCTTGAAACTGGAGAGGTTATAAAAGAACCGTACAACAAGAAAGAGGGAAGTAAGTATGAAAGGATCACATATCCAACTGGTCATATATCAACAAGCACGAGTGAAGAAAAACTATACGAACAAGAGCTTAATTCTCTCGATATTGGAGAGTTGGCAACATACATCAACAGGGTTAGATAGATAAAAACCATGAAGAAAATAACAGCAACGATAATAGCAGTGATCGCAGTAATTATAGTCATATTAATCATATTTTAATATGCAGAAGATTACCGCAATACCAAACGAAACAAAGAACGGCTTCACATTCCCAAGTGAATATAACAAAGCCACGCTCTTGGAGTGGATGAAGAAGTATCGACTATTCGAAATCAAACCGATAGTAAAAGAGAGCATCCAGGTGCGAGGCTATCTGGAGGGAGGGATCATACCAGCGTACTGCGAATGGCAATACGAAATAGATCCAAGAGAAAGAGGCCGGAGCGAACAGCGTAGATTCCTATTCAAACGAGACTTCAACTATGAAGTCGTGAACAATAGAGATGGAGCGCCAGTCAGGTCTCCAGTCTCCTCGAGGGGCATTGCCTCCCAGGTGGCAACAAAATACACAGAGTGGGCCTCAGAGAACGGAGCGCCGATACCAAACCCGGACCTCTATAAATTATGGCGTGACAAGTATGCGATAGATGAAAGATTCCACACATTCTTCGAGTTCCTGAAATTCCTGAACATAGAGTGTGACGCGATGCCATCATCCGCAACATTGGCAAAACTAAAGGTCGAAGAAAGAAAAATAGATTATCCAGAAGACGATGGTATCGATCCAGAGAAGATACCTTTCTAACAAACAACAATGCCTAACAAACAACAAACAGGAACAGAGAAAGAGTGGGGATTTTCAGACTTCTTTCATAACGCAACAGAAAAAGAAAGGGAAGCAGTCTTTTTAAGGGTTGCAAAAGAAGCTAACGAAGCACAGAGGAAGCTAATCAAACAATAATATGAAACAACCAGGAACAGAGCAACTAGAAAAAGATATTGAAATGGAACAAATGGACTATGATATTTGTGAAGAAAATCCAACCTATACAGCACAGTTTACACGTGGACAACTAAAACACGCAGAGAAAATACGAGGAATGAAACAAAAGCTAAAAGAACTTAAACATGAATAAACAACCAGGAACAGAGAAGTTCATAGCACAAGGAGGAGACATAGACACTTATTTATCAGATTTACTAACTTAATAATAAAGATATGACAAATACAAAATGCGAAAATATTAAAAACTGCACCTACTCCTACTCCTGCTCCTCCTGCAACTACTGCACCTACTGCACCTACTCCTACTCCTGCTCCTACTGCGAATACTGCTCCTACTCCTACTCCTGCTCCTACTGCGAATACTGCTCCTACTGCTCCTACTGCTCCTACTGCTCCTACTGCTCCTACTGCGAATACTGCTCCTCCTGCTCCTCCTGCTCCTCCTGCTCCTACTGCTACTACTCACAAGGGTTAAGAATGTCAGAAAAGATGATTTTCTGCTTAGGTGAAGGAAAATACAAAAGTAAAGGAATTGGGTATCAACAAAACTTAATGATATTTAACAAGAAAGTAACCGAAGAGGTGTATGGAAAAACAAAATCAGCAATGATTGTTAAGAACTTCAAGCTACCCATCTCTACTTGGGTTGATATTAAAAACATTAAAACTCCGTCAGATACACAAAAACAACTAGGTGGTTATCTAAAAACACTTAATTATAAAGATGCTTGGACAGAAATGTGGTCAGGACTCTCACAAGAAGATAAACAATTCTTCTCAACACTTCCAAACTTTGACACAGAAATCTTTGAGAAAATCACAGGTATAAAATACGAAACAGAAGATGATGTAGATATAACCGTTGAGGGTAAAACAATCAAAATTAGCAGAAAATCAGCCAAAGCACTTGGATTACTAACTTAATAATAAAATTATGACAACAAGAATAGTATTTCACGGCACACCATATCTTGAAGTGGCAAAACAAATCCAAAAAGAAGGTTTCAAAAAGGGAACATATTTCGCCAGACATTTAGAGGACTCATTGGAATTTGGCGGAAAATATATCTTTTATGTTGCACTAGAGGTGAATACAAAAAACTGGCAAATTGTAACCGAAGAAGATGTTTTACCAGAAAGAATAACTAGACTAATTACAGTAAATCCTAAGATATTATTTGAGGGCGATGGAGGTAAGTTTTTCCCAAAAGGAGAGCCTTGTCCTTGTCCAAAATGTGGAACGGATATTGGAAGTGTGCCATTATCAATTTTCGGCAAGAAAACAACACCTCTATGTCCTAGTTGTAAAACATTATTCAAAGATTTTAACTCACAATAGAGATATGACAACACAGAAGTACTTATTAGATTTACTAACTAACAAATAGATATGAATAAAACAATACCAAATCTTGCTATAGAGATAATAAAAAAGATAGGAGACTATACAATCAATGAAAATGAAAATGAGGAAATAATTGATATAGAAGAAATACCAACAGTTTTGAGAATGATAGCAGACGATTATCAGAACTGTATTAAAAAAGAAAGACTTTAATAACAACCTCCTAGACACATTAACACTAAAGAATAAAGATATATGAAATACACAGAAAAAAGATTAGAGCAGTTTGATATAAGAAAAGTTTTACCGTTTACTATGGGTTACGCACAAAGACACCCTCACGAAATGGAAAGCACTGTAGCAGACAAAATAAACGCAGAGGTCAATTATGCAATCGCACAAGCCGAGCAGGAGATGTTGAAGAGGGTGGTGTGGGAGATAAAATGTGGAGAATGTAATGGAAGTGGAACGTATAGCAGTCCATCAGACCACTCTCCTTGTCGTCATTGCGAAGGAACAGGTGTTTATATTGATGGCAGTCTGAATGATTTCCTCTCCTCCCTAGACAAAGAGATTATTAACCCTAAAGAATAACTATATGACCTACACAGAAAAAAGATTAAGTATAGAAGAAATAGAAAAGGCATACCCAGAAGCATATAAATGGGCTAGGAAGTTCCACGACTTATATGAAGAAACTGCCCCAATGTTTGGATATAAAACAAGGAAAGAAACAAAAGAGTTTGACCCTAAAAGTCCAAACGGAAGACTGATGGCGTATGTATGCTTTAATCTTATCCACCAAGCCGTAGCAGAAGAGAGGAAGAGGGTGGTACAGGAGATTAAAAGCCGAATGTCAAGCCACGATGCAGTCATGGAGTACCTCGGTACCCTAGACACATTAACAACTAAAGAAGACTAATGATTACAACAAAGAACCACAACAGAATAATAGAGCATAAGGATAAGACGATAAATAGAATAATAGAGCATAAGGATAAGACGATAAATAGAATAATAGAGCATAAGGATAAGACGATAAATGATTACCTACAGAAGATACTCAAACTAGAGCAAGAATTAAAAGAGGCCAGAGACTTACACAAAATACTAGATAAGTTTTCTTCTCTAACCATCGGTGGTACGGGGTTCTCTGTCAGTGGTGGTAATTGGTCTAATGAATTAGTGCTACCCGATACAGTCGCTCAATACACTGAAGACATATTGGGTGGAAAGGTTATAAAGCAGGAGGGAGTTAAATGTATTGTTATAGATAAAGACGGGGTCGTTAAGACTGGACTAACCAAAAAACAAGCCGACAAGGGATATGGGTACAAACTGGTGAGAAATTAACAACTAAAGAATAGATATGAAAATATATAATCATCTTTCATTTAACCCACACATGGAAAATATTCAGTCAGTTTGTAACAGACTTGGCGGAAATACAGTGTGGGCATTATATAAAGTAATTTATATAAATGAATGGGAGAATGTAGCAGTTTTTGAAGCAGAAGATGAGAAGGGAGATAATCAAGCCAATCTAGGGAAAATAGCTATCAACCAAAACCTCGCCTCCCTAGACAAGTCTTCCGAAAAAGCGGAATACATTAACAACTAAAAAAGAATAAGTAATCCACAGAAAGATATTGTGCATACCGACCGCTTGCGATACAATAAAAAGGTAGCTTCCTCTATGTTGCACTGAGTCGTCATAGGGTAGCCTCTATGAGAGAGCTGAGTGTAGGTGGTGACGATAAGGCGGAATCTCGATCGCCCCAACCAATCCATCCGGGTCAGTGCAGCATAGAGCAAGTTACATATTAAAAATAATAAACATCATGATCAGCAAGAAAACAAAAAAGAAAACATCAGCATCTGAAGCAGCATCTGCATTCGGTCGAATGGGTGGAAAAGCCGTAGTAAAAAAGCACGGCAAAACCTACATGCAGAATCTAGGCAAGAAAGGAGCAGAGTCCCGATGGAGTAAAAACAAAAAGAAAAAATAGTCCTGTTAGTTCAGGACTATTGCGCATCATGGTGATTATAAGAATTAATTTAATACAAAAACATGACTGAAAAAACACCAGAAGTAACTCCAGGAAACGACCTGGACATAAGAGTAAAAGGGTTCAATGAGAAGATGATACCTCTTCTTAAAGAGTTTGAGTTAGGGTTAGGAGCAACACCATTTATCACACCGGACGGAAGAATAGGCTCACGCCCAAGTCTTCTTGATGACAAGCAGAAGAAAACTCCTGCACCTGAAACAGTTTCCGGAGATAACTCACAAACAGACGCGCCAGATGAAGCTCCAGTCGAGGCTACAGACGAAGAGGTTACAGAAGAGCCACTAAACGAAGCGTAGTATGGAGTATGTAATCGGATTCATTGCAGGACTACTTGTGGCCATATTGATTGTGGCAACATTGACATTCTTCCGCAGGGTTATTGAAAACAGAATTGAAATAGTTCAGAAGCAAGTCGATATCAAAGGTCCTCGACCCAAAGGATATATTATCGAACCAGTTTCAGAAGCAGAAGATATCCGAGAGCAAGTTATTAATAAAAACAAAAAAAGGGGATTAGATACCCCACTAAAAGACTTACTATGAAAAAACCAAAGATAATACCCCGAGGGAAACAAATCCTCATACAGCCAGATGGCGAATCAGGAAGAGAATCAGAGTACGGAATTATTACCCCAGAAAGTGTCGCACAGGAAACGAAAGCTATTGGCACAGTTATAGCTGTGGGTCCTGAAGTCAAGGATGTCAAAAAAGGAAGTCGAGTAATTTATGGAGCATTTGCAGGAGAGCAGATCAGCTTCAAAGACAGCACAAAGGAAGTCGACTATGTACTGTTGTTCGATGAAGATGTACTGGCCTTTATTGAGGACTAGTATGAGATACACATCAGACTTAGGATGTCGTACCAGAGGCATACCACACGACTTAAATATTTTGCATGAAACAAAAGCAGCAAAGTACGAAATCTGTCAGATTTGCAATAAGAAGTTCAGATGGAACAAAAGGACAAAAGGACGCGTACATAATGTCCTTTACCTGAAAGCCCATGTCCGTAACTTCGCCCAGAAATTTGGCGCAACAAAGAGAATATACAACAAAGTTTATAAACCAGAAACAACTAAGATAATCATATGAGTACACAGCACACAATCATAAAGGACAAAACCTTTGAAGTAATAGAATCAGCAGTCAACCAAATGGTGGACCTAATCAAGCCGACATACGGCCCAGCTAGCAATAAGGTAATCATCGACAAGATTCCATACAGGATGGTAGTCGACGATGGCGTACAAATTGCGCGAGACTTCCAACTGGAAGATCCAGCAGAAAACGCAGTAGTGAAAGTAGTCCGAGAGACAGCAGTCACTACAAACGATAGAGCAGGAGACGGAACTACAAGCTCACTAATAATGCTACAAGCTATCATCCGAGAAGTTGGTAGAAAGAGTAGCTTCAATGGAAGAAAAATAGAGATAGAGCTTAAAAAAGGACTCGAGGATGTAAGGAAGTACCTCAAAAATGAGGCAACACAAATAGAAACAAAAGAAGACATCAAAAAGGTGGCGCTCGTTTCGTTTGACCACGAAGAGATTGCCACAATGATATCTGAGATATATCACAAGCTAGGAAAGGAGGGAATCATAACTATCGACCAGTCCCCTACTATGAAAACTACAGTAGAGACAACAGATGGAACAAGACTAGCATCAGGATACTTAAGTCCGTACATGGTAACCAATCCACAGAGAATGGAGACAGAAATCCAGAAGCCACACTTCCTAATCACAGACTACAGACTAACGGAAGCAGATGATGTTCTTGGAATCATGAACAAAATGGCCAAAGAGGGAAAAAATAACCTGATAGTGATCGCAGAAAACATCGAACAGCACGCGCTCGCAACAATGGTAGTGAACCTGCCTCATGTAGTGAACCCAGAGACAGGAAAGCCCGGCAAGTTCATGTCAATCGCAGTCGCAGCTCCCAAGATGGATAATCAAAAGCAGTTCCTGGAGGACCTGGCGCTCATCACAGGAGCGAAGATGTTCTCACAAGAGAAAGGAGAAAGACTTGAGACAGCCGAAGTATCACACCTCGGAAAGGCAAACAAAGTAATCGTAAGAAGAGACGAAACAGTCATTGTTGATCCAAAAGGAAACAAATCAGTTGTTGGAACAGCAGTCTCAGCTCTAAGAGAAGCAATCAAAAACGAAAACGACAAGAAGAAGAAGACAGAGCTTCAGAAGAGACTAGCAGTATTCACGAATACACTCGCAGTAATCAAAGTAGGCGCTGCAACAGCAAATGAGCAGAAAGCATTGAAATACAAAGTAGAGGACGCTCTCCACTCAGTTAAATCAGCATTCAAGAGCGGAGTAGTATGTGGAGCCGGACTTGCACTCGCAAACATTAAGACATCAAGCCCAATCCTCAATGAAGCATTGAAATATCCAGCACGACAGCTAAGAGAGAACATGGGACTAGATGGAGAGCTAAATATCAAACCAGGAGAAGCCTTGAATGTTGTAACAGGAAAGATAGGGCCGTTCTTGGATGTGGGAGTGGTCGACCCAGCAGATGTATTGCTTGCAGGAGTAGAAAGTGCGATATCAATCGCATCACTACTTCTCACAAGTTCAGGGATGATCGTAGAAAGTGCGAAAGAACCTAAATAGTTATCCACCGACGGCTCGCCATAGAGTATAAAAACAGGTATACTAGAGATATGAGAAAAGGACAAGTAATCAAACTCATAGTAATGATAACCATAGGGGCAGTAGTAATCTACAACCTCGTCCTACTAATTAAACCAAATATTCCAGAGGTAGAGCCGGAGGCACAAATCACGATACCTATATTCATCTTAACGGAAGAGAAAGAAAAACCTCAACCGAAAGAAAAGGAGCCTATTGAAGTCATAAATGTGATCATCAACACTCCCCCGGCGGAAGCAAAACCAGCACCTCAGCCGATCGTAATCCCACCGCCAGTAGTAGAGGTAATAATACAGGCCCAGCCAGCACCAGAAGAATTATTAGTAACAGCACCATCTATGAGAGAAATCAAAATAATCAGCCCAATGTCAAACAAAGGTCTAGGCCGTGTCTACACAGCCCAGCCTGAAATTGTGGATGAAACAAACTACATAGAACTAGGCCTAATCATTAGAAATGATTCAGGAGACATAGTTAAGGATGCAGAAGTGACGATCACAGGGACCGACACAGAGCAAAACAAGACATTAAACGGAACAGGCAACATCACTAAAATATACAAAGATGGAGTGCCTGAATCAGTACACTACTATCCGTTCCATTATGAGTTCAAAACAGTAGGGACGCACACAATCACATTCACAGCCAATGGATACCAAGAAGTATCTATAGACCTAGTAGTGACAGAAGCAGATCCTGCATAATTAAAATAATCATGAAATCAAAAGATATATTGCAAACAGTTGTAGAGGCATTAGTAGAAAACCCACATGCAGTCAATGTGACAGAAAGTGCAGACGACATGGGAATACTCTTGGCCCTGGATGTTCATCCAGACGACATGGGAAAAGTAATCGGACGCGCAGGAGCTACGGCTAAGGCGCTTAGAACAATCCTTCGTGTAGTCGGCATGACGGAAAACGCTCGAGTGAGTCTGAAAATAAACGAACCAGAGGGTTCAACTAGACCAGCTCGAAGTGACAAAGATATATTAGGAGAAGAATAATTATGAAAGTAGATCAACGAAACATCATAGACATAAAGCCTTATCCTAAGAATGCTAAAGAGCATCCTAAGAAACAGATCGAGAAGATATCCGCATCTATCTCAGCATTCGGATTCAACCAGCCGATCGTAGTAGATAAGGAGGGAGTGATAATCGTAGGTCACGGCCGATATTATGCTGCAATAGAACTCCAGATGGACAAAGTCCCGGTACTGGAGATAGACCTGAGCGAAGAGAAAGCGAAAGCATACAGACTCGCAGATAATAAGCTAAACGAATCAGACTGGGATATGGACC